ACTTTTCTAAGGCAGGCTACACAAAGGGCTCGGCTAACTGGCAACAGGCATTCGCCATCATGTACGTCGAGGGTAAGAATGTACAGGTTGATCTGATCTACTTTGAGAAGGATGGAACCTTCGTAGTCGCTGGAAAACGCTATGGACGATCTCGATAACGATCTAGCGAGGTCGATTGATGACCAGATAGATGACGCAGAATTGTTACCATTTCGTTATCTGAATATCTAGATTTTCCCCTTTGGGGTATGAGATGGTTAAGCCACGGATGAAGGGCATCCAAAGAAAGGCTTAACAATGTTTGACACAGTTACGCAAGACGTTATAGCTCTTATTACTATCTCGGCGCTATGGTTTCACTTTGGTCGATCGATCGGGATTCGTGTAGGTTATCTCAAAGGCCGTAAAGCGGTCAGAGATTACTACGAAGCCAAGGATAAGGTGAGAGTGTGAAGGCGAATGATTTCCTCAACGAAGCAAAAGCAGTTATTCAAGATCGTGGAATGGACTACGGACACCCGTCAGACAATATGTCCCGAACCGCATGCCTCTGGTCTGCATTCCTCCAAATGCCTGTTACTGACTATCAAGTGGCGTCATGCATGGCATTGGTCAAGCTCGCACGAAGTATGGAGTCAGCGAAAGTCGATACATACATCGACGCTGCGGCATATATGGCAATAGCAGGGCAACTACACACAGAGGAGAACGAACTTTATGTTTAACTTAGAAGATTATGAGACAGTAGAAGAGCGCTTGATAAAGTTTTGGAAGGATCATCCAGATGGCCAGATACATACAAAGCTCATGGAACACACTACTGGCCGATTCATTGTCGAGGCTTCGATATATCGAACAGAAGCTGATACTAGGCCATGGACAACAGGGTTGGCAGAAGAGACAGTACAAGGCCGAGGGGTTAATGCTACTTCTGCGCTTGAGAACTGCGAGACATCTGCTATTGGTCGTGCGTTGGCTAACGCTGGATATGCCACTAAAGGTAAGCGAGCATCTAGAGAAGAGATGGTCAAAGTAGAGACCGCTTCTAAGGTAAAGGCTAATATCGATGAAGTAAAGGCTAAGATGGCTAGCACATCTGGCGAATACATCCCAGTAGTGAAGGAAGAGGATCCATGGACTATCAAGCCAGCGACTATGCCGCCCACAATGGGGGAAGCTGTATCGATGGTGAAAGAGATCATTGGCGGCCAGACAGAGAAGGATATTCCTCGTTGCCCTCATGGCGACATGATCTGGAAGACTGGTCAATCGGGAACAGGTAAGCAATGGGGACATTTTAAGTGTTCTGCATGGGTAACTGGTGAACTGACTAGATGCCCTAAGGGTGAAGATGTAATCTGGTATGAGATCAACAAAGAAGGCGCATGGCAACGCCAGAAGGCGAGAGCATAATGGGATCACTACAGTTTATGAATCAAGATGGAGAATGGGAGTCATTTCCTACAGAAGATGAGATACATCGATCTAAAGAGGTCATTGCTATCTTAGAAGAGTTTACATTCACGACTAGATGTTGCTTATGTAATGAGGCGATACCTTACAGAGATATTAAGGTTAATCTTAAGAATAAGAGCTGGTCATGCGCTAAGTGTCACGCTGTCAATGGCCTCACAAAGCCGTAAATACCGGGGATTCTCGACTGAGCGTGTGGTCGCTAGGTTCCTATCGGAATGGTGGCCACATGCAGACATCGGTCGAGGGGCTGGAAAAGACATAACCCATGTTCCGTTCGACATGGAGGTTAAGGCTAGATCGGCGTTCCAGCCAAAGGCGTGGATCGATCAGGTCACCAAAAGAGCTAGCAAGTCCCATGACTTGCCAATCGTGGTGTGTCGCTTGAATGGCCAAGGAGAAGCTAATCCTCAGGATTATCTGGCTTTCATGCGGCTTGGTGATCTGGTCGATCTATTGCTCAAGTCAGGTTACGGGGATTTCAAGGGTGATCGAGATACACTAGAGCCTATGCGTTGCAAGATGTGCGGCGCTTGGGCGTTCACGCCTACATGTAAGACGTGTGAGGTTGATCCAGATGCCGACTTATGAGTTCGAGTGTGACAATGAGCAATGCGAATCTAATGCCAGAATCGAGCAATGGATGAGTATCAATGAGCCTCATGATCTGGAATGCCCATTCTGTCATTCATCTATGCATAAGGTCTATTCAAGCGTAGGCGTATCGTTTAAGGGCTCAGGCTTCTACTCAACAGACAATAGATAATGTGATGCAATTCACATTCCACATAGTGAGATTATGGGAAAGGCTAAGCATGAACCTATTTGACAGACATGTTACTCTCAGCGCTAGAGCCCATCAGGGGCTCAAGGCGAGCCCGAAAGGGCTAGCTCGCCTGGTAGCACTCGCTATTGGGATATCTCTATCTATAGCAATGCCCCTAGATGCACAGGCGTCAAATAAGCAAATACAATGGGCAAAACAATTAGCCAAAGAACAATTAACTGATAAGCAAGAGCTATGCCATCATGAGATAGTCTTTCGTGAGAGTACTTGGAATTATAGAGCCATAGGTAATAAGGGCGGCACTAAGCAGACCTATGGGCTATATCAGATGAAGAGCGATAGCCTTAAGCATGCTAATAGTATTAAGCAGTTCTGGATGTACTATCACTATGTAGGGTATCGCTATGGATGGACTGAGTATGAAGATCCTAACTATTGTAAGGCACTTAATCACCTCAGAACCAAGGGATGGCAATAATGCCAAGAAACAATCTAACAGAAAAACAAAAAGCCTTTATTCGTGAAAATGCCATTGAAGGCGGTAACTGGTTAGCAGAACAGTTAAACGTCGATCGAGCAGCTATTTACCAATATGCAACAGATATAAAGATAAGCGTGAAAAAGGGTGGAGTAGGACACCCCAAGGACGTTGATATAAGAAAGATGGCCAAGAAGTGCAGACCTTGGCCTAAGAACTATCGGCACTATAAGAAGCTGTTGGTAGAGCGCGATGGCCTAAGGTGCCATTACTGCGATGTAGTAATGACCTATAAAGATGCACAGATAGACCATATAGTAGCTAAGGCTAGGGGTGGTACAGATGCACCTTCTAACCTAGTGCTAGCATGTGCTACATGTAACCATTTTAAGAGTACATTGTGCTACACATGCCCAGAGTTTAGAGATACCATTGCCAAAAGATCCTAGAGATAGCAGAGCCTATCGAGCAAGACGCCTTGAGGTGTTAGCTCGTGATCAATGGACGTGCTTCTACTGCATGCAACCTGCGACTACAGTCGATCACGTGATTCCGATCAAAGACGGCGGCGATCCGCTTGCATACGATAATTTGGTGAGCTGTTGTACTACCTGCAACTCACGCAAGGGATCACGCTCACAAGGCTCTTTTTTAGCACGCACGTTCACCCCCCCTGTCTTTTCTGGCAATATGTACCCGATGCAGTCCAGACTGATGCCAGACTCACCCTTTTCTGCCCGACCGATCCCGATCGATGGTGAATGATGGGAGCTCGTAAACAGCCGCTGCGAGGGGCAACCAAGGCAAGGCTTCACAGCCCACTTCTCAAGGGCAAAACTAGAGCCGATGAGGTTGCTAAGATGGCCGAGGATTTAGGCACGCCTTTATTACCCTGGCAACGCTGGCTACTTGATGACATGATGCGAGTTGACGCTAAAGGGATGTACATTCGCAAGACTTCACTCGTCCTAGTGGCTCGCCAGAACGGCAAGTCTCATCTAGGACGCATGCGTGTTATCTGGGGGCTCTTCTATGGAGGCGAGCATAAGCACTTGATCATGTCCTCCAACCGAGCCACAGCCCTCATGACCTTTCGAGAGATCGCGTGGATCATCGAGAACGCACCTCACCTTAAGGCAGGCACTAAGGCGATCAGATACGCTAACGGAGGAGAACGAATAGAGCTACTCAACGGAGCAACGCTTGACCTCGTATCCGATACGCGAGACTCATCTCGTGGTCGCACCGCTGACTTTCTCTGGATCGATGAAGTCCGAGAGATTAGCAAGGACGGATACACCGCCGCGATCCCTACTACTCGCGCAAGAC